CCTGGCCGCGCGCGCAGGCCGACACCTGCGCACCGGCGCGGGCGAAGGCCAGCGCCAGTTCGCGGCCGATGCCCTTGCTGCCACCGGCGATCAACACCCGGCGGCCGGTGAAATCGATCACCGGCCGGCCGTCGCGCGGGGAGGCGCTCTCCGCCATCACAGGTCGAACTTGATGCCCTGGGCCAGCGGCAGCGAATCCGAATAGTTGATGGTGTTGGTCTGGCGGCGCATGTAGACCTTCCATGCATCCGAACCGGACTCGCGACCACCGCCGGTGTCCTTCTCGCCACCGAAGGCGCCACCGATTTCCGCGCCCGAGGTGCCGATGTTGACGTTGGCGATGCCGCAGTCCGAACCGGCCGCCGACAGGAAGCGCTCGGCAGTCTTCAGGTTGGTGGTGAAGATCGACGAGGACAGGCCCTGCGGCACGCCGTTCTGCATGTCGATGGCTTCGTCCAGCGTGCTGTACTTCATCACGTACAGGATCGGCGCGAAGGTCTCGTGCTGCACCACTTCATCGCTGTTCTTCAGGCCGGTGACGATGGCCGGCAGCACGAAGTTGCCGGGGCGGTCGATGCGCGTGCCGCCGGTTTCGATGGTGCCGCCGCTGGCCTTGGCTTTTTCGATGGAGGCCAGGAACTGCTGCACGGCGCCGTCGCTGTTGAGCGGGCCCATCAGGTTGGCCGGGTCGGTCGGATCACCGATCTTGCCTTCCACCTGCTTGTACGCCTTGACCAGCGTGGCCAGCACGTCGTCATGGATGGATTCGTGCACGATCAGGCGGCGGGTAGTGGTGCAGCGCTGGCCGGCGGTGCCGACCGCACCGAACACGATGCCGGGAATGGCCAGCTTCAGGTCGGCGGTTTCGTCGAGGATGATCGCGTTGTTGCCGCCCAGTTCCAGCAGGCAGCGGCCGAGGCGGTGCGCGACCTTCTCGGCGACCGTGCGGCCGACCTGGGTCGAGCCGGTGAAGCTGATCAGCGGCACGCGCTTGTCGGCCACCATCTTTTCCGACAGCGCGGTACCTGCGTCGTTGATCAGGAAGAACAGGTCCGGGAAACCGGCATCGCGCAGCGCTTCATTGCAGATGCGCATCGAGGCGATGGCGGTCAGCGGGGTCTTGTTGGACGGCTTCCACAGGCAGATGTCGCCGCAGATCGTGGCCAGGAACGAGTTCCATGCCCACACCGCCACCGGGAAGTTGAACGCGCTGATGATGCCGACCAGGCCGAGCGGCTGGTACTGCTCGTACATGCGGTGGCCGGGGCGTTCGGAATGCATGGTGTAGCCGTACAGCATGCGGCTCTGGCCCACGGCGAAGTCGGCGATGTCGATCATCTCCTGCACTTCACCGTCGCCTTCGGGCTTGCTCTTGCCCATTTCCAGCGCAACCAGCGAACCGAGGGCGTCCTTGTTCCTGCGCAGCGCTTCGCCACACAGGCGCACGGCTTCACCGCGACGCGGGGCCGGCGTGGTGCGCCAGACCTTGAAGGCTTCCTGGGCGCGCGCGATGACGGTTTCGTACTCGGCTTCGGTGGTGGCGCGGACCTGCGCGATCGGCTCGCCCGTGGTCGGATTGATCGGGGTGATCAGTTCACCGCCGGTAGCGCTCGACCACTCCCCGTTGCCCAGGTAGGTGCCAGCGTTGATCGCGTCCAGACCAAGGGACTTGAGCAGCTCGGAAGACATGCAGACTCCTGTGTTTCGTTACGTTGTGTTTGGTGCCGTCGCGGGCAGGTGGGGGCGCGACGAACTGAGCCGCCGATGGTAGCAGAGCGCCCGGACTGGCCATGGTGCGCCGCGCCAGTGGCAGTGGCGTGGCAGATGAATGCTTGGAGGGGAGGGCGCCTTGCCTGTAAACTTGGCGGCTGCATGGCCCCGTAGCTCAGCTGGATAGAGCGTCCCCCTCCTAAGGGGAAGGTCGCCCGTTCGAATCGGGCCGGGGTCACCATAATCAATGACTTAGGTCAGCACAGTGGCGTTCAATTCCCACTGTTTCCCGCATATCCACAGGATTTGGTCCCAGCGGTCCCGCTCAGTACCTGAGCTTCGCCACAGCGCCATCGTCGCCTTCAGGCGTCAGATGGGCGTAGAACTTCTCGGTCGTGGCGTAATCGGCGTGGCCGGCCAGGATCTGCACCCTTCGCAGCGGCACCCCAGCCATGACCATATGAGCGCAGAAGGTGTGCCGTAGCCGGTGGAGGCTGCCACCGATTCCCGCGCGCTTGGCATCCGAGGCAAACCAGTCGGATACCGTGTCCTTGTGCACGGCGACCAGCGGATCGGGTAGATGGCGCAGCGCCCAGCGCGCATATCGGTTCAGTGGCACCTCGCGCCACTTGCCCGACTTGGTGCGCCCCTCGCCATCTTCGTCTGGATCGCTCTCGACCCTGAGCTTCCGCCCGGTCACTGAATCCTTGCCCAGCCCAACCAGCTCGCCGCGGCGCAGCCCCGTGTGGGCCATGAACAGCCACAGGGGCGCCCGGCTGGGGTTTGCTCGGTAGAGCTTGCGCATCGCCGCCCGGTCGTAGAACCGCACTGCAACGCTACGGACGCCGCGCGGTGCCTGGGTTTCCTCCAGCGGGTTGAAGTCCAGTTCCTTCCACTTCACGCCACGACGAAATGCCGCCTGCAGCCTGCGCACTTCCTTGCCTACGGTCTCCGGGGCCACCTTGTCCTTGGTCAGGCGGTCCGTCTTGTAGGACTCCATTTCCATCGGCCGCAGGGTATCGATGGGGCGATGGCCGAATCGGGCAATGAACAGCCGAACCTCGCTCTTGGCCTTGCCGTGCGTGGTCGGGTGCTCGGCCTTGTACCAATCCAGGTACGCCTCCAGGAAGTCCCTGACTGTCGGTAGCCGGGGGAGGATGCGCACGCCATGGGTCAGTTCCGCTTCTTTCGCTGCTCGTACGCCCTCAGCTTCGCGTGGGCCGACGCGACCAATGGCGACACGGCTTCGCTTGCCGCCTTCCCGCCAGTTGAGGTACGCGGCGCCGTCCCGCCAGAAGATTGTGACCTTGACCATTGTCTGGAGCCGTAGATTGCAGAGTAGAGGGCAGCTTTCTCGTAGAGCTTTTTGCCCATGAAATTTCGGGGTTCGATGCCGTAGTCGGCGATGTTCGAATCGAACTGGCTTCGGGACACGCCGCAGTAGTGCGCGGCCTCGTCCACGGTCAGCCAGTCCTTTCCGACGATGTCCAGCTTTTCAGCGGCTCCCATCGGGTCCTCCTTCAGTTCGTGGCCAGCGCAGCGCGGAGCTGCTCGGTAGCGGTGTTTATGCGGCATCAGCGCTCAAGTCGCGCATGCAGCTCTCGGAATGCTCGTGCAGCCACTCGCGGAACCTGACCGTTTCGAATTGCGTCGGTTCGGTCCAGCCGATTGGCCATCCCATCACCAGTTCCTCGAACTCGGGTGAACACATCGAGCCAATGACGGTCCCACGCAAAGGGTTGCTGCTGCCCCCCCATTCGTCCACGCGTCCCATCGTGTGGTTCCTGCCACCGTTGACGCCGCTCGGGGTGGGCAGCGAGGATCCACATCCGCGCCCGTTGGTGGGGGAAGCCGACGGCATCTGCTCCCAGCACGCACCACTCCGCATCGAACCCGAGCGAGGCCAGGTCGGCAAGGACGACGTCGATCCCCCGAGTAGACAGGGCTGAGCTGTTTTCCACCCACACGTATCCGGGTCGAACATCGCCAACGATCCGAGCAAACTCCGCCCATAGGCCGGATCGCTCACCGCGGATGCCCGCGCCTTTGCCTGCTGGGCTGATGTCCTGACAAGGAAATCCGCCAGAAACGACGTCAACAGCTCCTCGCCACGGTCGGCCGTCAAAACTGCAGACGTCAGACCAGATCGGGAAAGGCCGGAGGCATCCATCGTTTTGCCTCTGCGCCAGAATGGATGCGCAGTGGGCATCACGTTCAACTGCGCAGACGGTTCGCCACCCGAGCATTTCCCCGCCGAGTATCCCGCCACCAGCGCCTGCGAAAAGAGCCAGCTCACGCACAGGTCCTCCTTTGAGACTTGGTACAGCACCAGCGCAGCCCTGCGCGCACGGCGCGGCATGCGCGGCTGATCACCCACAGGGTGGCCATTCCGGTCAGGAACCCGATGCCGGCGAACACGTGGACCATTGCAGCGGTGAGCAGCTGGTCAGCCATGGGCGGGGTCATGCCGGTCTCTCCCCCAGCTTGTATAGGAGGGAGCTTTTCCGGAGCATCCGCTTCCGTTCAACAACAAATGAGGTGCTGCAATGACGACCTACCCAGCTGTCCACTTCAACGTGTCCATAGAAACATCGGGTACTGCCCCCTACGTCGCCCGAGGATTTGTGCATCCTCAGAAGTCCATGGAACCATTGCGTCAGGTCTATGGAGAAGGAGCGACGAAAGCGGAAGCCATCGCTGCCGCACGCCAAATGGCAGACTTGGCGGCTAGCGAGATGTGGCGGGATCCTCGCTACCGACGTCACATCGACTGAGTTTCGCGCGATTGGCAACGGCGGAGTCTTCGTGCTGACGGTCGACACCGAAGCGTACTCAGCCATTGCCCACCGCCTGGCTGTCGACCTTGGCAAGAGCGTCGGCAAATTGCTGCCTCATCGCGCGGCCACTGGCGGCCAGTTCTTCTCGCGAATAGCCATCAACTGAGGCGCAGATGGTCGCCAGCCCCTCAGCGGCCTGCAGGGCTTCGCGCACCGCACCCAAGTACACGGCCTGCGCGGGCGGGGTGGCGTAGAGCGGTTTTGTGAACTGGCCATCCTTCGTAAGACGCGCCGGTAGGTAGGCGCCGCCGTCTCCAGGCACGCGGTCCTTATGAGCCGCCAGCTGGCCGGGACTGACCCATATCGCGGGCTGCTCCCCCACCGGCTGGCGGGCGGCGAGGGCGTATTCCTGTGCTCGGCGTTCCCAACCCCAGCCACGGATGATGCCGTGCGAGAACTCAATCAGTTCTTCGCAGCTGAAGCACCAACCGTTGTACGGGGCGCCGTCTTCCAGCATCTCGCCATGTTCCCCGGCCACCGTTTCGACCATGTTGGAGAAGTCGTCTTCGCTCATGGCTACTCGCGCATCCCCCTGACCACCCGGGGAGGTCGATATGGGATTCCCCATGTCGCTCGGGGAGGGCTGGGCGGAGAGGGCGGCTTGCCACATGGCCCAATCCTGCGCAGTGCGCGCATTCGTGTAGTAGCCCTGCGCATCACGCTCGCAATCACCGCCGCGATACTCTTCAAACTGCGGACGCGCATTCCCCTGACCGTCCCGGGAGGGCTGGCCAAGCGACTGCCGCAGCAGGCTTTCCAGGACTTCGACGCCCTTGGCCCAGCCATTGATTCCAGCAGTCGGCAGTGCATCCTGAAGGCGCTGCAGTACCGCGCGATCCTCATCGCTAACGGTTACGCCCAACTGCACGCATCCGCCGTGCTTCGCGGTTGTCAGGGTGGCGGGGGTCTTGTCGGTGGTCATGCGCGTGCTCCCTTATTCGCGGTGCGGCGGCCATGGCCACCCTCGACCACCTCGCGGCGGGTGATGGTGGATCGGTCGATGGGGCTGTTGCCAAGCTTCTGGACCTTGCCGCCGGAGCGCAGGAACTGCGCCACGTCGTCGGCGATCTCCTGCCGCTGGCGGTTCTTCTCGGCCTGCGTGGCCAGGTCGAAGGTCGGCTGTACGTGGATGCTGGTCATGCGCCTTCTCCTGTGGCCTTGGCGATGGCGGCGCGGGCGGATATGAAGGCCGTGGCAATCGAGCCGCTGGGAAGCTCGTCGTAGATTCGATCGTCGCTGTAGCCATCTTCGATGCCGTAGGCCAATTCCAAAGCCCGTACGAGTTCCTTGCTCACTTCCAGCAGCTCCGGCGCGGCGGCGATCAGGCGGGTGTTGGCCTCGATTTCGGCGGAAGTGGATTGATTGAGCTGACAGATGAACCGGTTGCTGGGGCCGCGGACGATGTGCGTGTAGGCATCGCTGTCCTCTTGATAGGCCCACGGCCCCGGCGTGTGCTTGTTGCTCATGCAATGCTCCTCATCGGCTCGCGGCGCACAGGCCCGTGCCACAGTTGGACGACGTTGTTGATGCGGACCTGCAGCGGATCGGCGCGCAGGGGTTTCAGCGGATCGCGCAGGCGGCGGTCGGTGTTCCGGCATGGCGCGCAGTCGGCGGTTACCTTGCCGTTGACCATCGGGAAGAACCTCAGCGGCAGACGGGCCGCGCACTTTGTGCAGGTCTTCATGGTCGACGCACCTTGATCAGGCTCGCCCACGTGAGCGGGTGGGCCCGGCGCTTGATCCGCTCGTATGCCGCGTCGTTGGAGATGCCCAGGATCTCGGCCACCTGCGCGGTGGTGTAGCGCTTGCCCTCGATGACGTGGGCGTACAGCTGGGCGCGCGCGAGGCCGGCACGGCGCAGGCATTTGGCGTGGCTGGGGTAGATCGTCACGTCCATCACGCTGCCTCCTGGTGGTGATCACCAGCGCGCAGGGACTGCTCGAACCCGTCGACCATCTGCCGGAACTGCTCCAGATCGGCGCGCATCTTGGCGATGAACGCCTCGTCGCGGTCGAAGCGGCGCCACCACAGCTGGCGGTTCGCCGAGGCCAGAGCCGGGCAGTACAGCCCGATGTGCCACCACGCGCGGTCGGTCAGCCACATGCAGCCCTGCGCCTGCTCGAACACCTCGCTCGCATCGTCATCGATGTGGAAGGCGCGCAGTTTCTCCGGGTTGATGAAGCACTTGTATTCACTGCCGCCGGCAGAGCCGATAAAGCCATCCGCCGAGCACCCGTAGTTGCCGCAGTCGCTCAGGACGAACCCGGCGCGCTTCACCAGCAGGCCGGACTGCACCTCATGCTCGGCGCGGGCGAACGGCTCCAGTTCATGGCCGCGGCGCATGGCGTAGGTCTCGAAACCCTCGTCCAACGGCTGGCCGCTGATGCGCTCGATGGCCAGGCGGAAGGCGTAGTTCTTCGACGCCTCGCTGAAATCGCCGATGGGCTCGCCGGCCAGCGCCTTCTCGATCACCGCCGACTTCGGCACGGCCTTGTAGCTGGCCGCCTCCGCAGCAGCCTTGGGCGCCATGCCGGCCAGCACCGAATCCACGTAGGCGCGCTGCTGGTCGGTCAGCTCGCCCACACGCGAGCGCGCTGTGGCGAACATGCTGGCGGTGATGACGCCGGCGCGGGCGTTGTGCCACGCATCGCTGCCCTGGTCGCAGTGGATCAGCCTCATTCGACCACCTCGGCGTCAGCCTTCTCGCCCTCAGCCTTCAGCGCTTCCAGACCGGCCTGGCCGATCATCGTGCGCTGGGCCTTGGTCAGCTTCGACCATGCTTCGCCGAGCGCATCGACGCCGCCGCTGGCGATGTCCTGCAGGCTGGCATACAGCTTCTGCCGCTCTGGGGTGTCCTCCGGCGGCGGCAGGGCGGCACGGTTGGCGGGCACCTGCTGGCCTTCGATCACGGCCAGCCCTTCGCCAGCCTCGGTGTTGAGGTGGTGAATCGCCTTGTCCATGCGGTCGGTCTTCGGCCAATACTTGTAGCCGCGCTTCACCACCGTTTTGCGCGCCATTTCGTGCCAGTCGGTCTTCCAGGGCGACGACTTGCCAGCCCTCACCGACTGCGAGCGGCCCATGATCCGGTCAATGTCCTCCCGGTCCATGCACTCGGTCAGGTAATCGCCTTCGGGGGTCTTGACCACCACGTATGCGCCGATCACTTCGCCGCGGTCGCGGCTAAAAGGGGCGTGCTTGTGGATGGGTTGCTGGTCAATCCCTACCAGCTCGAACTGATCCTTTTCGTAGACCAGCTTTGCCTGCCCCCAGCGGATCGACCCAGAGTCGATGGCCAGATCCATCAAGCCCATGTAGCTGATGTCGAGGCAGATCTTGCCGTCGCGCGGCACCAGGTAGGCCTGCTTCTTGGCCGGGTTCAGGCTGATGCCGATGGCCGCGATGTTGACCACTGCGGCAATGACCGACGAACGGTTCTGCATCGCGATCTTCATCGCGTAGTCGTTGTTGTAGAGCGTCTGCAGGGCGAACTCGGCCTCGCGGTCGAAGTTGATGGACCGGTCAGTCAGCACCGAGGCGAAGGAATCCTTGGTGCCGTAGACCGAATCCTCGATGGTGACGATCTGGTTCATGGCTGCTCTGCTGGTAGGTTGCATGGGTGCCGGCGTCGTGGAATCCCGGCCGGCGCGGGGCCCGTAAGGGCGGGGGAATTCAGGCGGGCCAGACCATCAGCCAGACGAGGTAGCCCAGCAGGCCGTAGCTGGCGAGGCAGGCGGCGAAGTCGCGCCAGCAGCGGCAGCCGAGGAAGGTCAGGAGGCGCATCAGGCCCTCCCCTCAACCTTGGCGATGGCCTTTTTTGCATCCTCAGCAAGGCGAGTTGCCATTTCCTCGGCGCTGCTATTGCTGTTTGCGAGCCCGTCAGCCAGCTGGGACAGACGTTCAACAATCCTGAAAAGCTCCGGTGCGGCGGCGATCAGGCGGGCGTTTGCAAGCAGCTCGACCGCGATGGGGCTTTCGTCATCGAGTCCAAGCCTCAGCCGGTCGGCGTAAACACAGGCGTGTACCTCGCTACGCACGCCGGCGCTCGGGAACGGCCCGATCTTGTGGCAGCTACCAACGCTCGTATTGACGCTTTCCAGGGCCCACGGCCCCGGCGTGTGCTTACTGCTCATCGTTCGATTCCTCAGCAAACAGGCCGTTCACGGCCTCGTGTTGGGCTTCGGCATCGGCCAGCGACACCGGCGGGGTGATGGGCGGCAGCGCGCCAAACTGCGCGGCGAAGGCTGCATCCAGTCGGTCAAACGGGTTCATGCGGCGTCTCCGGTTCGCACGCGGCCAGAGCGGCGCGCAGGCGGTCGTCGGCGGCCATCTGGTCGGCCAGGTCGAGGGCTGCGAGGGAGGCGTGCGCGGCGGTCTGCAACAAGCGGAACAGAACGGCGATCTGCTGTAGACGCCTCGCGCGGGCATCACCGGCGCGCGGCCCGTTGCAATGAGCAAGCTCGATTTCGTTCTGCAGCATCTGCTGGACGCCTATGCCCCGGCTCACGACAGCACCGCCTGCGCCAGCAAGCAGGCCAGCACGCCGAAACAGAAAACGAGCGCATAGGCGACCGTGTGGCGCAGCGCGTAGCGGTGGGCGGCGGTCATGCGGCACCCCCGACGCGGGCGAGGGCTGTGGGCGCAATACGCCAGTACAGTTCAGCGCGCTCGGACGCGCTATGTCTCCAGCTAGGCGAAGGATTGGGTACGCACTCCACGTAGCCAGTCCGCTCTGCTTTCCGAAGCGCCGCCCGCACCTGTGCGCTGGTAGCCGACCGTAGGTGAGAACGGATTGTTGTCGTAGACCTCGCAGTGTTGAACTGCGGAAGAATCGTCGCTGGTTCAATCGTGCCGCCGAAGGTGCAAAGCTTGACCAGCACCGCCAGCACATCGACAGGAGCGCTCATGCGGCACCGCCGACGCGCATCTCGCGCTCGATCTGGCGGGACACCTGCGCCTGCTTGTCCAGCAGATCGCGCAGGCTCGGCAGCAGGTTCGCCGGGACAGCGACTTCCGAGGTCAGGAAGCTCAGGACGCGCTCGGCGCCAGCCAGAACCGCGATCAGCTCGGCGGTGTCGCCCTCGCGGTCATAGGCCACGGCGAGGGAGTTGCAGGCGTCCTGGAACGCTACCTCGGTATCCGCCGGCAGCAGGCCATCAAAGATCCGCTGGGCGTTCCGGGCGATGTCGGTTGCAGTGTGCAGACCCATCTTCGTCTCCAAGCCCCGGCCCGGGATGGGCTGTGGTGGGGCGTCGGAAGAAGATTAGCCGTGCTGATATACCTTGTCAACAGCGGGGCTAATGATAATAGGGGGTTTTTATGAACCGGTTAAGGGTGGCCGAAGGGTCAAGGAAAACCCCGCTACAGCGGGGCTTCTATCAAGGCTTGCTGGCTGGGGGCAGGGCAGGATTCGCTAGCGGCGGCTGTGGCTGTGCCGGCATCTGGATGATGATCGGCTGCGGTGCAGGCGCTGGTGGGGCCGATTGAATCGTTACTGGCGGCGCCGCAGGAGCAGCGCTAGGTTTGCTCACCGCATTGTTGAGCACGAAGGTCATGATCGTGATGAACATGCCCATGCCGACAAAGGTTGTGCCCACGATCCACTTGACCAAGTCGTGTGCACTCTTTTCCAGGTCCGCCTTGGTCGCAAGGGTCGGGATCAGAGCTTCGATTTTCTTGAGTCGGTCGTCCATGCTGACATCATCGCTCGGCGGATCGCCTCCATCAACGGGCTTCCGTTTCCCGCCCCAAGCAGCTCCATGGTGAACTTCACCCATTGTGCTTTCTCCGTTCCGCTACCCATTCCGTCAATGGGTGCAGAAGAAACGTCCTGAGAAAACCACACCTGACACATGCCGTTGTGTAAACAGGGAGGTGATTGCTTCCCAGCATGCTCTGATCTTTGGTTGTCCAGATCGACAGGTACTCGTCGGCACCGGGGGGGCCGATAGTAATGTCCCACTGATCATGGCCGCATACCTGGCAAGGCATGATGCCAATCTCTTTGAGGAACTGCTCGGCGTCCGTCTCACTAACGCTCGTGTTGAAAACAGAGAATTTCCCGCTCATCAGTTGGCCCATCCTCCAATCCAGTGGACACGACCTATTACCGTGATCGGATGACGCTTCGATTCCATCGGCTTGGGTTTCCGCCAGTTGTGATCGCCGTGCGGGTTGTCGCTGGCGAAGTAGACACCAGCGTCGAGGACCATGGCGCGCTTCACGAAGTACTCGGGCTTTGCCATCCCGTCGACTTGGATCACGTACAGCATTCCATCGACCGGCTTGGTGTCCGACGTGTCGAACATGATCGCGTCGCCGTCCTCAATGGTCGGCTCCATGGAATCGCCCTTGCCGTAATAGATGGCCAATGGACGGTTGTAGATGCCGCGACGGCGCAAGCTGGTCTTCTTGAACTTGAGGCTGTGCGTCTCGGCGTACTCCTCAGCCTCGGCGCCGGAACCAAGGCCGGCGGCTTGGGAGTAGCCAGTGACATCTGTGTAGTCGTCATCGGATGCGGACATCAGTCCTTGCAGCGCGGCCTGCTCCGGCAGGTCGTCGCGGATGTCGGTGTCCTTGCACCCCAATTGCTTCGCAAATGACAAGACCGCTCTGTAGTTGAGCGCGATGAGTCCATTCATGTACTGACTGATGAGCGACTGGTTCGCGTCGCCTGGACCTTCCCAGTTGTCCGCAAGTTGTTGCTGAGTGGGGCGCTCCCCTCGCGGCATCGCTGACCAGATCGCCTTCAGCCGATTCGCTGCAGCCTTGTCGGCCGGCGAAATCGAGCGGTTGCGTGGCTTGGGCTGAGCGCTTGGTTTCATAACAGGGACGCTAATAAATGCGTTCAGCATTAGCAAACAGCTCCGCTATTGACTACGAAAGCAGCGGGGCTAATACTGCCGCCATGGACATCCTCACCTATCGAAAAGAGAAGGGCCTGTCTCAGGCGGCGTTCGCCGCGCTGCTGACCAAATCCGGCTCCCCCGCCACCCAGAGCCTGGTCTCCCAGTGGGAGAGCGGGGACACCTCGATCACCGCAGACCGTGCGGTCCAGATCGAGACGGCAACACGGAAGGCGATCAATCGCAGCGACCTGCGGCCCGACCTCTTCGCTCCTCGCCGCCGGCGCGCTGCCGCCTGACATGACCACCTCACCGACCCTGGGCAGGGAAGGGCACCACGGTGCCCGTGCCGGGAGCGGGCGGGGCCTTCCGCTCTACCTGGGTGACTTTCACCCGATCGCCGTAGCGCCTCAGCACGAACAGCCGGCCTGCAACTGGCACCAGCTCCACGACACCGCTCGACCGCTTCACCTCTGAATTCACCACTGGCCGCTCTCGTTTTGGGGAGCGGCCATTTTCAGGACCAGTCAGGGGAACGCAGGGGAACACGTTGACCCCTGCATTCCCACCAACCGGATAAGCGCATGAAAAGTCTGCAAATCACCTTCGAAGACGGCCTGACTCGCAGCAAGACGCTGCGGGAGCATATCGCCTCCCAGGTCTACAGCGGCGCCGGCGTTACCACCGTCGCCGGCCGCCTCGACATGGCCCCTTCCAAGCTCAGCGAGAAGCTTGCTGGGTGCGACAGCGGCGGCAAGCCGCGCGGCCTGTCGATCGATGACCTGGAGCGTTACATCGCCGAGACGCGCGACGTGTCGCCGGTTCACTACCTGATCGAGCGCTACCTGATCTCCCCGGAGGCAGCCACGGCCGAGGCACTGGCTGAGCTGCAGCAGCAGCTGGCCGGCCTGACCAGCACGCTCAACAAGCTGGGGGTCCGCTGGCCATGAAGAAGGACGGATGGCGCGATTTCCTGAGCCGCCGGTTCGCTGGCGAGAAGTCGGACAGCCCGATTGAGGCGCTGTACACGGCGACCTTCCACGTCATGCGGCGCCACCTAATGGTGCCGGAGAGCCCGGTGGTCCAGATGCGGCAGCAGGTCGAGTTCGGTCCGTACCGCGCCGACGTGGTGTTCGTCTGCAAGACCGAGGACGGCCAGGAGAAGCGCCTGGTGGTGGAGCTCGACGGTCACGAGTTCCACGAGCGAACCAAGGAACAAGCTGCAAAGGATCGCGCCCGCGACCGCTGGATGCTGGAGCAGGGTTTGACCGTCATCCGCTTCACCGGCAGTGAAGTCTGGAACGACCCGTTCTCCTGTTGCCACCAGACGGCCGGGCACATCTTCACTCTTGTCCATGGAATGAGCCGAGAACAAGCCGTTGCTGCTGCCGGCATGGCTGCAATCGATGCGCTGTTCGAGCGTGAGGGCTGACCGTGAACTACTTCGAACACCACATCGGGGACTACGCGGCAGCGACCGCACACCTGACGCTGGTGGAGGACGCCATCTACAGCCGTTTGCTGCGTCGGTACTACCTGCAGGAGGAGGCGCTGCCGGCGGACGTGAAGCAGGTCGCTCGGCTGGCCGGCGCCAGATCCACGGAAGAAGTGGAAGCCGTGCAGGCCATCCTCGGCGAGTTCTTCACTCTGGCCGAGGACGGCTGGCACAACAAGCGGGCTGACCAGGAGATTGACCGGTACCAGGGCAAGCAGGACAAGGCCCGGGCCAGCGCCAACGCTCGCTGGAACAAAGTCGCACCGCAATCGGATAGCGAGCGCAATGCGAACGCAATGCGACCGCATAGCGAAAGCAATGCTCTCCAGACACCAGACACCAGTAACCAAGCAGAGAAGCAGAAGCAAAAGCGCGTGCAGCCTCCGGCCGCACCGTGCCGCTTCGAGGAGTTCTGGGCTGCCTACCCGAACAAGAAGGGCAAGCAGGAGGCCGAGAAGACCTGGCGCCGCAGGAAGCTTGACGACCGCTGCGACGAGCTGATTGCCCATGTGGCGTTGATGGGCGCCAACGACGACGGCTGGCTGCGGGGCTACGTGCCCATGGGCTCGACCTACCTCAACCAAGCCCGCTGGGAGGACGTGCCGCGCGAAGCGGCGAGGGCTGGGCCTTCGCCAGCCCAGTCGTCTCCGCCGAGCAAGACCCTCTCCGCAATTCAAACCCTGCAAGGGATGAAATCAAATGCAAACGTGGATCCACGACGAGATTCTGGACGGCCTCAGCAGGCTGCTCTGCCTGGGCCTGGATCGGACGCCGGCCTCGGACCTGATTGCCGGGACGGCCGCTATGTGGGCTGAGGCGCTGACCAACGACCGGGTCTGGGAGCAGGAACCGGACGCGCCGCGCTTCCGCCGTGCTTTCGTGAAGCTGAGCCAGACCAGGCGCCAGTGGCCGGCGCCGGCTGACTTCCTCGAAGCACTCCCGCCGCGCGAGCAGCTGGCCCTGACCAAGCAGCCGATCCCGGCTGACCCCGATTCGCCCGCGATGAAGAAGCGATTCGAGCAGATCGGCAAGATGCTGGCCTCGCCTGGCAGGCCGAAGGCTGACAACGGCCATGGGCACGTTCACCCACGAGCAGACGGTAAGCGAGCTCGATGTGGCGGCCCCGGCATGTGTGACCAGTGCAGCCGCGAGCAGGCGCTGGCAAACGCCCAAGTGGTGCGCGCATGAGTCGCGTGAACCTGACTGACGAGGATGTGTTCCGCCTGTACTGCGAGGGTTGCAACGCCAACGAGATCGCCGCGGCGATGCAGATCCCCGAGCCTGCCGCCATCGCGCTGATTGCCCGCAGCCGCGTTCTACACGCGCGTGCACAGGAAGGCCGCCGTCCTGGACCGATGCGCCTGTCCGAAAGGAGTGCAGCATGAAGCGCACCTTCCTGATCGACCCGCAGGGAAACCGGGACTGGCCGCAGGTGATTTCCAACGTCCTGAGCGGCATCAACGACTGGATCAAGGGCGGCCCGGTGCAGATCACCCTGGAGGAGCCGAAACGGACGCTGGCCGAGAACGCGCTGTTGCATACACTCATCACCGAGTTGGCCCGGAAGCTGGAATGGGCAGGTAAGAAGCGCGACGTTGAGACCTGGAAGCGTCTGCTAGTCGCTGCGTGGATGCGCGCCGAAGGCAAGTCGGTGGAGATCCTGCCGGCGCTCGATGGCCATGGGGTGGAGTTGATCCCCGTGCGCACCAGCAAGCTTGGGAAGCGCGCCTGCGCCGACCTCATCGAATTCATCTACGCCTGGGGCACCGAGCAGGGCGTTCGCTGGGACGCATACGAAAGGAGCGTGGCATGACTCTATTCAACCTTTGCAGGCCTCAGCCCCGTCGCAACAAGCGTCTTGACTGCCTCGAATGCGTCGTGCCCAAGCTTTCCATAGGCACCGCAGGCATTCGTAAGGTAGTCACGGTCTTTCTGAAAAAACTCCGGCTGGTTGCGGCACGCATGCAAGTAGTTGTGGATCGAGTGGGCTCCGTCCACGACAGCGAGCACTGCATTGGTTGCCTCCATCAAGTCCAGCGCATCCATTGCTCGGAGCCTAAGGTCGAGATTTCTGTCGGCTTGTGCAAACACCTCGGACGGCTTCATGTTGAGTCCCAGCCCAGGCAGCGAACCAACAAGCGACAGGAACGAGGTTACATCGACGCGGATGGCGATCGCGGTTGCAAGAGCTCTGGTTTTGGAGTTGCGGACGCGCTCATCGCGCAGCTTCTCCTCCGCAGCAGCGACCTTAAGTTCGGCATTCTTGCTTGTGACTTTTTGGCGCCACATGGCAAAAACAAAGGTGCCAACAGTCAGGCCGGCTTGCGTCCAAGTAGCCCATTCGCTCTGCGTAATGCAGAAAGAATCGTAAAGCCAGCTGCAGTAGTTGACTGGATCTGCCATGCCACGGTCCCTGTGAATTTTCGCGCGATTGTATGCGGAGGGACGGTTTGATGCACGGCAACTACCGAGACCGCGGTCTACTCGACCTCGCCTACCAGCTCAACTGCACCCTACAGATCGACGGAGTGTGCGAGGGCGGCCCGGGCGAGCCATGCCACAGCAACCAGTCTCGCCACGGCAAGGGCGGCAGCATCAAGGCGCACGACTGCTTCTTCGCCAGCGGCTGCCGGAGTTGCCACCGCGAGCTGGACCAAGGGAAGCGCTTCACCCGCGAGGAGAAGGCCGATATCTGGCAGCGGGCGCACGACCTGACCATGTTGCAGCTGTGGCAGCAGGGCTACTTGCGGGTGCGCGCATGAGAATCCTGGCCATCGACCCCGGCACCGAGGAAAGCGGGTGGTGCCTGCTACAGGGCGGCAGTGTTCTGGAATCTGGCGTGACTCCGAACCATGAGCTGCTGGCCATAGTGGCCGGCTGGAACCGCTACAGCGAGGACCAGCTGGCAATCGAGATGATCGCCAGCTACGGCATGGCCGTAGGCCGCGAGGTGTTCGAAACCTGTGTGTGGGTCGGGCGCTTCCAGCAGGTGTGGCGGCACCCGGACGCCGTGAGGCTGGTCTATCGCCGAGACGTGAAGCTGCACTTGTGCGGCAGCGCCAAGGCCAAGGACGCCAACATCCGTCAGGCGCTGCTGGACCTGCTTGGCCCGCAAGGAACCAAGAAGGCCCCGGGGCCGACCTTTGGCGTCAAGTCGCACGCGTGGGCTGCGCTGGGTGTGGCCGTCACCGTGGCGGGCATAACGCCCGAGTCGAGGAGGGCAGCGTGAGCCCGACCTTCAACCAGTACACCACGCCGGAGCTGGAGGTCGTCGCACGCCTCGACCACGCTCTGGCCGCCGAGATCTTCAGCCTGCACCGGAAGGGCTACGACATGCGCGAGGTGCTGCACGAGGCCCGCGCGCTCAAGACCGAGGCGCAGCTGATGCGCCGCGAGATCAACCGCAGGAAGGCAAGCCAATGAGCCAGGTAACCCAACCCCGCACCGGAGGTCGAAAGATGGCCGCGTCCGTTGATGCTCCGCGCCGCACCGGTACAACTGAGGGTGTTCCGTTCCGGCAGGTCTGGAAGCCACGCGCGGTCTGCGTGGTCGACCCGATCAACCCGGCGAGCGCCCTTGAACTGATCCTTCCACGAATCGCAGAGAACCAACGCGCATGCTCGGTAGCCAGCTACCTGCTCATCAACCCGGAGACCTCGCAGGCGTTCGTCCTGCAAGAGGACAAGCCGGTGGCCGTGGAGATGGCCCGCAAGGGCGAGCGGTCTCCGTACTGGCCGTGGTTGGTGGGCATGTATCGGTTCCCGCGCGTGACGGCCGAGGCCGCAGCGAACGTGCTGGAGGACATCTTCGAGCACCTGGGCATCGCCACAGCGCCGGCACCGAAACGCGCCATGCCTGTGCAGCTGGACCTGTTCGGCCTGCCCGAGCGTGCCGCGTGACCGCTTACATGCGCCCGTCTACCGAGGGAGATATCGGTAGCCCCAGCTGGCAGGTGGGCAACAGCCAGCACCGAGGGAACGGGTTGCCGCGTTGCGGCGGCGGAGAAGGGTTGCAGCCCGGATCCGTGCCACTCATCGCCCGTGGGACCGAGGAGGCCCTGTCGTGACTCTGGACCCGATCACGCAGGGCCTGCAGCACCTGGCCGCCCAGTTCAGCCTGACCCGCCAGGAGTGGCGCGACCACCACCGCGGCGGCGACTCGCTGCTGGACTCGCTGGTGAGCCACGGCTACGCGCAGGAGAAGGGCGAGCGCTTCGGCATCACCCGGCAAGGGCAGGTGCGGCTGCAGGCGGAGGTCGGCAATGCCTCGTAAGCAGTCAACGGTCGAGGATGCAATGCCCGCCAAGGCAACAGGCCGGCCTAGCGGCTATAAGCCCGAGTACGCCAAGCAGGCTGAGAAGCTGTGCCTATTGGGGGCGACAGATCAGGAGATCGCTGACTTCTTCGAGGTGAACGTCCGAACCGTCTACCGCTGGAAGGGGCAGTACCCAGCCTTTTGTCAGGCCCTAAAAGCTGGCAAGGACCAAGCAGACGAACGGGTGGAGCGTTCCCTGTACCAGCAGGCCATCGGGTACGAGCAGGACGAGGTGAAGATCTTCATGCCTGCTGGGGCAGCGTCGCCGGTCTATGCCGAGTACCGGGCCAAGGTGGCGCCGAACGTCACGGCGGCGATCTTCTGGCTGAAGAACCGCCGCCGCAACGATTGGCGCGATCGAATTGACCACGCCAATGATCCAACCGACCCGCTCCCCGCGCCTCAGTTCATTGTGGCGCCAGTAGTGCCGGTGAAGCGCGGAGGCTGATCTACCGCCTCTGCATCTCGTTCAGCACGGTCTGAAACAGCTTGGCGGCGTCGGCCGGGAAGTTCGAGCTGTTAAGGGATTCGATGGTGCTTCTTTCTGCCTTGATCCTTCCAATCAGCGCGGCAGTAATCGTTGCGGCTGCTTGGACCATTGCGTCGGACGGATTGCTCATTTTTGATTCCTTTCAATCAAGGGTGAGCCTAGGAATATAGCCCATGGTGGGATTGGTGCAGAACGCGACTCTAAGGCCTCAGGCAACGCTATCGATACCGGCCACGCTGCTACCGGTGCTGAAGCCCAAGCAGTTCAAGGTCCTGTACGGCGGGCGTGGCTCGGCCAAATCGCACACCGTGGCGCAGATCCTGGTGATGCTGTCGATGCAGGCCAAGCACCGCATCCTGTGCGTGCGCGAGATCCAGAAATCCATCGCGCAGTCCTCCAAGCGGGTCATCGAGGACTACATCAACCGCATGGGCCTGAGCGCCTATTTCAAGATCAACAAGCAGGGCGAGGACCAGATCACCTGCATCCTGACCGGCTCCACCTTCAGCTTCACGGGCCTGCAGGACCACACCGCAGACAGCATCAAGTCGTTTGAAGGGGCGACGATCGTGTGGGTGGAGGAGGCGTCCAACGTCTCGACCAACAGCTGGAACAAGCTGATCCCGACCATCGTCCGCACGACCGGTGCCGAGATCTGGGTAACCTTCAACCCGGACCAGCAGGACGACTACGCCTACAAGCGCTGGGTGCTGGGCAACGACCCGGACGCGATCGTCATCCAGATCAACTGGCTGGATAACCCCTGGTGGAACCAGCCGATGGAGACGGAGCGGCTGAAGACGCTGGCCATCTCGCAGGACCTGCACGACCACATCTTCGGCGGTCAGCCCCGGGCCAAGGCCGGCATCCTGTTCAAGAGGCACTGGTTCAAGCGCTTCAACCTGGGCGACGAGCCGAAGGGCCTGCGCAAGTACCTGGCCAGCGATTATGCCGGCGCACCCGATCCGGACGACCCCGAGGCAGATCCCGACTGGACCGAGCACGGCTGTGCCGGTCTCGATCACATCGGCGATATGTGGTTCACCGACTGGTGGAGCGGGCAGGAAGACCCGTCCGTGTGGATCGCTGCCCTGATGCAGATGGGCCGGCGCAACAAGCCGGTGATGGCCTTCGAGGAGATGGGCGTCATCCTGCGCACGACCGACGGCGCCATCCGCCGAGCGGCCAAGGCCACGCAGACGTTCGTGCATAGGGTGCCGCTGGCCAGTGCCGGCAGCAAGGCAGACCGCGCCCTGGGCTTCGCGGCCCGCGCTGCAACCGGCTCGGTGCACATCCCGAACACCGAATGGGGCGACAGGCTGATCGATCAGCTGTGCGCCTTCACTGGTGAGGACGGCCGCCGCGACGACATGGTGGACGTATGCAGCCTGTTCGGCCGAGGGATCGACCTCATGGCGGACGGCAGCCTGCCGCCCGAGGCAAAGCCGCCGCCGCCGGCGCCGTTCACCGACAAGTGGTTCAAGCAGCGCGACGCCGCCGACCGCGAAGACGACGAGGCAGCAGCGCGCTACTACCGTTGATGCCTCTGGCAGACAGGGCACCTTGGGGGCAGTTCGCACACCGGCCCGACCATGGCAGACCAACCCATCGCAGCACTCGAAACCGGGATCGCGGCCGCCGCTGATCCCGATCCGGCGCGCGCCAAGCAGATCAGCCGCATGCAGGCTGACGTGAAGCGCTGGATGGACCGCTTCGAGCAGGCCCGCGAGTTCGACAAGGACGCCCGGCAGCAGTACGTGAAGGACCGGCGCCAGGCGCGAGGTGATTCCGGGTTCCTGGTCGACGCGAACCTGATCGGCACCTACATCGATATCCAGGAGGCGTTCCTTTACGCCCGCAACCCGGACTTCGACGTGTCGCCCGGCCCGGCGCATCGCATGCCGACGCCCGAGCAACTGCGGGACATCATCGAGTCGGACCAGCAGGTCATGGCTGGCATCCAGCAGCAGGCTGAGCAGGACGCCATGGAAGTGGGCCGGCAGGTCGCTGTGCAGATGACCGCGCAGGGTGTGCCGCCCGAGCAGGCGTTTGAGCAGGGGCAGCAGGCGCAAGAGGGCTACCTGGCCACGGGTGCGGTGGAGAAGCTCGTCGGCGACGAAGTGCTGAAGCTGCGCAAGCAGTACGCCAAGCGCTCGCGGGAGATGAAGCAGTTCGCCGAGACGCTGGAGGCTGTGGGCACCCAGATGTGGAAGGACGCGCAGCTGAAGCGCCGCGGCCGCCCGTGGGTCCGTTCCTCGCTGACCATCGGCCCCGGCGTGCTGAAGGCCACATGGCAGGAGCGCACCGAGATCTCGCCCGAGACGCAGACGGCGATCAACGACCTGCAGCAGAACATCGCACGGGCCAAGGCGCTGCAGCAGGAGCTGGAAGACGGCACTGCTGGCTTCGGCGCTCAGGCATGGGACACGGTCAAGGGTGTGTTCGGCAACAGCGAGGAGGCCAAGGTCGCCGATCTGGAGCGCCAGCTGGCCGCCATCCAGAACGGGGCCGAGCGTGTCGTGGCCCGTGGCTACGCGATCGACAACGTTGCCGGCGAGAACTTCCAGGTGGCGCCGGGCTTCACCATCGCCAACCACGTCGATGCGCCGTGGAACGCCGAGATTTCCTACCCATCCTACGAGGATGCGCTGGCCGAGCACGGCCCGTACCTCGCTCAGTTCGACAAGGACGGTAAGGCCGAGAACATCCTGTGCAAGGCCGCCCGATATGCACCGCGCAAGCCCTGCATGGGCAAGAACGAGAGCGTGGGGCTCACCGGCGACTCGGCCACCGCTGAAGAGGCCGACGCCTACACCGCCAATGCCGACGGCGGCGCCAACGGGTGCTTTGTGCGACGCATCGAGATCTGGGACGCGGAGAGCAACACCGTCCTGACCGCGATCACCGGTGTGCCGTTCTGGGTCAAGCCGGCGTTCAATCCTCCGGCCACGACCCGGTTCTACCCGTATTTCGTGATCTGCACGTCGGAGGTGGACGGCCAGCGCCACCCGCAGAGTCTGGTCAGCCGCTCGACCAAGTTGATGGACGAGTACAACCGCATCGGCTCGGCCGAGACGGAGCACCGCCGGCGCATCAAGCCCAAGACGGCATTCCACGCTGGCGCGATGGACAAGGAGGAGGCCGAAAAGCTGGCGAAGGCTGAGACCGGCGAGATGGTGGGCATCAAGGCGACCCAGCCGAACGCCGATTTGCGCACTCTGCTGGTGCCGATCACCTATGCGCAGATGGATCCATCGCTGTACGACCGCACGCGCATTCTCGCCGAGCTGGAGCGCATCTGGGGCGTGCAGGAGGCCCTGACCGGCTCAATCAACACGGCCAAGACCGCCACCGAGGCGGACATCCAGCAGCAGGGTTTCCAGGCGCGCAGCAGCAGCCGGCGCGACAACATGGAATCGGTGCTCAGCGAGCTGGCCGAATACACCTGCCAGATCGCCCGCGTTTACCTCAGCGACGAGGACGTGCGCTTCATCGCCGGGCCGACCGCGTTCTGGCCGCCGTACATGGGCCCGGATGACCTGGCCGAGTTCGTGCGCATCGAGATCCGCGCCGGGTCGTCGGGCAAGCCGAACACCGCGCTCGAGCGGCAGTCGTGGGCCAACCTGCTGCCGCTGCTGCAGACCGGCATCACCCAGATTGGCCAGCTGCGCGGCGCCTCGCCCGACAGCATCGCCGACTCGCTGGAGCAGCTGATGCGCCTGACCGCCGAGCGCAGCGGCGAGCGCTTCGACATCGACCAGCTCATCCCCCAGAACGACGGCAGCCAGCAGGCCGCGCCGGCTCAGGCCGTGCCCGGCAGTGCGCCGCCTCCGCAGGGTGGCCAGCAGCCGCCCGTCCCCGCAGCGCCTCCTGGCGGCGAGCCTGCCGCCGATCCCATCCAAGCCTG